AATGTTGCAAAAGCATCTGAGCATCCTCGAGCATACGAGGTTGCTGCGGGTCTTATTAAAAACCTTTCGGATTTGAATAAAGATTTACTTGAAATTCAAAAACGCAGAAAAGATTTATCACCACAAGAAGCTTCAAATGTCAAAAATATGAATGTGGAAAAAGCGGTATTTGTAGGCTCCACAGCAGATTTGGTAAAACTATTGAAAGTGAGGAGTGAGTAATGATAGCAGATGGTTATTTGGGAAACCTGCATCTAAAAAAAATTGGCGTTGAAATTTCTTTTACCGAAGAGCAAGCACAAGAACTTATTAAATGTTCTACTGATCCCATTCATTTTATTAAAAAATATGTAAAAATTGTTAACGTTGATAAAGGTCTTATTGATTTTGACATGTGGTCCTTTCAAGAAAATATGGTTCATGCATTTCATTCAAACCGATTTTCTATTTGTAAAATGCCTCGCCAAGTTGGTAAAACCACTACGGCAGTTGGTTATATGTTATGGTGTGTTTTATTCAATGAAGATTATACAATTGCAATTCTTGCCAATAAAGGTATTTTAGCGCAAGAAATCCTTTCGCGCTTACAAAAAGCTTATGAGCATCTTCCAATATGGCTTCAACAGGGTGTTATTGTTTGGAACAAAAGGAATATTGAACTTGAAAACGGTTCAAAGATTTTTGCATATGCAACATCTGCCGCAGGTATTCGTGGCGGAACTTATAATCTGATTTTTTTAGATGAATTTGCTTTTGTTCCCAAGAATATGGCAGATGACTTTTTTACATCCACGTATCCTGTTATTTCATCAGGTCAAACCACAAAAGTCATTATTGTTTCAACACCATATGGCCTCAATCATTTTTATAAAATGTGGATTGATGCAACAGAGGGTCGCTCTTTATACAAACCACTTGAAGTTCATTGGTCAATGGTACCTGGCAGAGATGCAAAATGGAAAGAAGAAATAATTCGCAATACCTCTGAAGAACAATTTAGACAGGAATTTGAAACAGAATTTCTTGGTTCAACAGCAACGCTTATTTCTGGAGTCAAATTAAGAAGTCTTGCGTTCAAAGACCCACCATGGCAAGAAGAAAACTTTGATATCTATGAATTACCAAAACAAGGCCGTTTGTATATTGCTACAGTTGACTGTTCAGAAGGTGTTGGATTAGATTATCATACGGTTAATGTAATTGATGTAACAGAAATACCATATAAACAGGTTGCAAAATACAGAAACAACAAATTACCTTTGTTGTTTTTTCCAACGATTATATATTCTATTTGCCGAAGATACAATGATGCATTTGCATTAATTGAAACAAACAATGTGGGTCAACAGGTCGTTGATATTTTGCATTACGATTTAGAGTATGAAAATATCTATAAAATCGATCATCATCATATCAAAGGTCAAACAATTTCGGGAGGCTTTAAACGAGCATCTAGTTTTGGCATCAAGACAACGAAAACTGTCAAAAAAATTGGATGTGCTAATTTAAAGACTCTTGTTGAATCAAACAAGTTGCTTATTCAAGATTTTGACACAATTGCTGAATTGAATACCTTTGTTCGTGTCAGAGATTCCTTTGCTGCCGAAGAAGGAAATACTGATGATATTGTAATGGGTCTTGTTCTATTTGCATGGTTAACTGCACAAAGTTACTTCAAAGATTCAACAAATATAGATATACGAAAGGTTTTGTTGGAAGAACAAAATCTGTTGGGAGAAGAGGAACTTACTCCTGTTGGAATTATTGATGATGGCCGAAAAGAAGAAGTCCTTGTTGATTCCGGTGATGTCTGGACCAAAAAGGGGTATATTTCCTCAAATTTTTAAAAAACTAAATACATAATAAAACGAGTAACGAGTATCGTTCTATAATAAAAGGAGAAATCCATGGCATTTCAGCTCTCACCAGGCGTAAATGTATCAGAAATTGACCTGACTACAATTGTGCCTTCCGTCGTTACTAGTATTGGCGCGTTTGCTGGACCGTTTGCTTGGGGTCCAGCCGGTCAAATCACTACTATTTCTGATGAGGTTCGCCTTACCGACAAGTTTGGTAAACCAGATTCCACTAATTATGAATACTGGTTCTCAGCTGCAAACTTTCTTGCTTATAGTGCCGCTTTGAGAGTTGTTCGAGCAATTAATGTTTCAACTTCGCGCAATGCGATTGCGGATAGCTCTGCAACTGCTATTTTGATTAAAAATGAAGATCATTGGGAAAACAGTTTCTCAGGCGGTCAAGCCACGGTAGGTGAGTTTGCTGCACGTTATCCTGGCGAAATTGGCAATTCACTTAAAGTTTCCATGGTAGATGCCAATACCTTCACTGGTTGGACATATACCACCAGCTTTACTGGTGCGCCAGGTACATCAGCATATGCAACAAAACAAGGTGGTACTTTTGATGAAGTTCATGTGATTGTTGTTGATGAAGATGGTAAGTTTACTGGAACTAAAAATACCGTTCTTGAAACATTTCCATTTGCTTCTAAAGCGGCTGATGCAAAAGACGATTCAGGTAACTCAATCTTTTACAAGAATGTTCTTGCAACTAAATCAAAATATATTCAATGGATGGATCACCCAACGACTGGTACTAATTGGGGTGGTAATTCATCAATTGCATTTGCAAATCTAACTGCCAATATAACATCGTCACTTGTAAAAGGTGCTGATGGCACTATTGCAACTGCTGATGTGGTGACGGCATACGACTTCTATGATGATGCCGATTCAGTTGACATTTCATTAGTTGTTTCCGGTCCCGCCAATCAAACTATTGCGGCTGATCTTATTACAATGGCAGGAAATCGTAAAGATTGCATGGTGTTCTTGTCGCCAGAAAGAGCAGATTGCGTAAACAATGCTGGAAATGAAGTTACTGATAGCGTTTCTTATCGTAATTCACTAACATCTTCTTCGTATGCTGTTATTGATAATAATTGGAAGTATCAATACGACAAGTATAACGATGTGTACCGTTGGGTGCCAATGAATGGTGATGTTGCTGGTCTGTGTGCAAAAACCGACCAAGAAAGAGATCCATGGTTCTCACCGGGTGGTCTAAATCGTGGTGTCGTTAGAAACGTCATCAAGTTGGCATATAACCCAACTAAAGCAAATCGTGATGATTTGTATGTTAAAGGAATTAATCCAATTGTTTCTTTTCAAGGTGAGGGTACAGTTCTCTTTGGTGATAAGACAATGTTGAGCAAACCAAGTGCGTTTGATCGCATCAATGTTCGCCGACTGTTCATTGTTCTTGAGAAAGCAATCGCTCGTGCGGCTCGTTTCTCACTGTTTGAATTTAACGATCAATTCACAAGAGCCTCGTTTGTTTCAATGGTGGAACCTTTCTTGCGTGATGTTCAAGGTCGCCGTGGTATTACCGATTTTCGTGTGGTCTGTGATGAAACCAATAATACTGGTGAAATTATTGACCGAAACGAATTTGTTGGCGACATATACATTAAACCTGCGCGCTCAATCAACTTTATCCAACTCAACTTCGTTGCAGTTCGCTCAGGCGTACAGTTTGAAGAAGTAGTTGGAAAGTTTTAATAAATAGAGAACAGGAGAAAATAAATGGCTTTTAATGTAAACTCTTTTAGGTCTCAAATGGTAGGGGACGGAGCCCGTCCCAATTTATTTGAAGTCTCTATGCCTTTTCCACTATTCTCTATACCAGGAAGGGCACAAGCTAAATTAACATTTATGTGTAAAACCGCACAATTACCAGGTGCAACCATTGGTGCGATACCAGTGCAATATTTTGGTCGTGAATTAAAATTTGCAGGTAACAGAACTTTTCAAGATTGGACAATTACTGTTATTAATGACGAAGATTTTTCAATTCGGAATGCTTTCGAACGGTGGATGAACGGAATTAATTCACATAATTTTAATATTCGTAATCCATTTGCTCTTAATCCAGGTAATTATCAAGTTGATGGTGAAGTTACCCAGTTTGGTAAAGCAGGTAGTACATTAAAAAAATATAAGTTTGTAGGATTATTCCCAACGGATGTAACAGCGATTGATGTTGATTGGGGTACAAATGATTCAATTGAGGAGTTTTCTGTAACTCTGTCTTATCAGTGGTGGGAATCTATAGCATCTGGCGTTGTATAAGGAGAAAGGCTTCGGCCTTTCTTCTCATTTTTGAAATGATTTGATAATGGCAAGAATAAAACTTTTTGGTTTTACTTTTGGTAAGCAAGATATTGTTCGGGAGCAACCTCCTGAACAACCCTCTTTTACACTTCCAACTACAGCAATTGATGATGGTGCTGTCACCATCACCTCTACTCCCTATTATGGCACCTATGTTGATTTGGAAGGTGCGGTTCGCAATGAGCTTGAATTAATTACACGCTATCGTGAAATGGCAAATCATCCTGAAATGGAAATGGCAATTGATGATATTGTCAATGAAGCTATTACACACGATGTTTCTGGACGAACCGTTAATATTGTTTTAGATAAATTGCAACAACCAGCGGCAG